AATTTCCTCTTTTATGCTCGAAATTTCGTATAAATATTCGTCACTTGTAATCACTTGCTTCTTATTTTTTTTCGATATATCTTTTAGTCTCAACTCAATAGATAAGTCGCTAGACAATTGTTGCTCGCTAAAAACCATTAAATATAAAAACACATTCACAGTTTGCAGCTCTTTTGGCAGGTCGCTATGACTACAAATGCGCCGCGCGCGACCAATAACCTGATGAATACGCACAGGATGCCAATAAGGCTCAGTAATATGAACATAGCGCACATTTTTCAAACTAATACCTTCCGCACCCGACGACGTAATCATTAGCACCTTAATTATTTGTCCCAAGAAATTATTTTCTGACAGCGTTTGCAGCGTTTTTACTAGCGACGACGGAACAAGTTTCCAATTGCTATTTAATACATTTTTAATAATTTCGCGCTCTTCAGGTGTTTCTGACCCGGTATAAGAAGCAAACATAGGCTTATTTATATCTTCGCTGGCTACATTTAAAATATATTCACCGGTCTCATTTTTCTTGATCTTAAACTCAGCAAAACTATTTTCTTTTAAAACCAACTTTAAAATACCTATGCCTTCTAATGTTTTGAATTGCGAATATAATAAATGAATGCCTTTATGGTCGCTATCAATAATATTTTCTAAAATATGCAAAAATTTGGGGCTATAAAGTTGCAGTCCTTCTTTAGATAAATATTTGGCTGCATTTTTCTCAAGCTCTTTTAGTGCTTCTGCAATACGTTTGCTATAACTTAGGTCGCCCAATTTTTGAGCGGCTGCGTCTTGCTCCAAATCCTTAATGTCGTCGGCATCATATTTGCCATCAATGTTGTCCAATTTTTCAGCAACACTTAAGTCATCTATAACATCTTCAGAGAGATTTTTACCAATAACTTCGTCATCATCTAATGCAGACATATTTTCTAATGTGGTTTCTAGTGTTTCATCGTTATTTGGCATAGGACGTTTTATAGCTGGCTTCGGAAATACAAAATTACAAAATGCGCGAGAGAAAATGCGATATGTCGACACACTATCGCTATAAAGGTCGTCGCCTTGTGCTCCGGTCTTCGTTTTCTTAGACTTCTTCTTTTTATTAGACTCCTCTAATTTGCGCTCTTGAACGCGGGCTTCTTCATATATGTTAAACTGAAAGTCGCTCATAGGAATTTTAATTATTTTAAAGTCGTCGCTATTCGAATGCGAGTATTTAGGCATCAACTGCTCTTGCGCGCTTCTAAAATAAGACGTTAGTCCAATTATACGCATTTTAAACATAGACGGATTATTTATTGAATTATTTGGACTAATAAATAGGGACTTAAAGTCGTCGAAATTATCAGGAAGAGCTTTATATCCGTTAATATTTATTTTGTTGCCCGCAATTTTGAGAGATTGCGCCTCTAGCGCCTCCTTTATTTTTTGCATAAATTGGTCGCTCGACAATACATCGCTTGAATATGTTAGCTTATTTTTATTTGTGTCCGATCTAACATAACCAAAAGGGTTTTGCGTAATAGTAAGTTCATAGCTAACTGCGTTATATTCTATAAGGTCTACATAATTTAATATATTTGCGGATTTAAAGATGCTTTCTAATTTTTCTTTAGTCATCGTTTTCTTATCTAATATTAGCTTGCAAGTATAGCTCCTAATTGTGCCGCGTAAAATGTTGAATAATATTGCTATTTCATTTGGATAGTTGATTATTGGTGTGCCGGTCAGCAATATGATTTTGCAATTTTCTGCGTCCATCAAATAATTATATAGCTTCATCGATAAAGAGGTTTTACGGTTCAATTTATTCACTATTCGGCTAATAAAATTGTGGGCTTCGTCAATAATGATTACTTTATTAGAAAAAGGGTTTATTGTTCCGCCATAAGTCATTCCGTTTAAGTGAGAGCTTCGTAGGCCGTTATAGCTTATAAATTGGTATTTGTGATTTATCATTTTGTCTAATTGCGAATTTATTTTCTTTTGGTCCTCAAAATCCAGACTGTCATAATTCGGCTCTTTTTTCACATTAATAAACCAGGCTCCACCGTTACTAGCTATATATTCTTGAGATAACTTTAGCAATGAGCTTAAATATTCTAAGTATTGCGGGTTTGCTTTGGTATCTATAAACTCCCAAAATTGATTTTTCTTATACATAAAGTCACCGCATTTTTTCAATTCTTCAACATAATTGTCCCTTAGCGAGGCCGGTGTCAATATTAGGACTTTTTTATCATTTTTTATCCCTTCCGCAATAGCAATAGAAGAGCACGTTTTACCTGATCCAAGCCCGTGGTATAGCAAGAGCCCTCTATATGGCGTATAAATATTTATATAATCTCGCACAATCTTTTGATGAATTAAGAGAGAAAAATTAGAGCTGTCATTGGTGGCGCAACTTATTGACGCTTTACCTGACAACATATCTTGCTCTTCCTTTAATAATTGTTGCTTATAAGGTTCAAAGAGCGAATTAATAAAACTAATAAAAATCTCTCTGTTATACAAATAATAATTAGACGCTTTTATTAATACATTGGGTTCTAATTTAGGAATTCGATTTGTATAAAGAGTTTTGCCTAGGCGAAAGTCTTTTGGAATAATTAAAGTTTCGTCAATAGTTTCGGCTTGCGTCTTTTTAGTTTTTTGTGTGGTTGTTTCAGTTTTTTCTTTTTCTTTTTCTTTTTCTAGAGTTAGTGATCCTGGTTTAGGTGTTAGTCTCTGTTGTGATGGTAAATTTGTTTTGGATTGTTTTAAGGCGGTGTTAGATGCTTCTTTAATAATAATTTGCTGTGCTGTTTTAACAATTTGGGTTAATGTATTTTCGGGATCATAAATTTTAGGCTTGGACTTAGACTTGGAATTAGACTTGGAGTCTTGTTTTTTGCTTTCTATTGTTTGGTTAGATGTTTGCAAAAGCTCTTCTTTTATTGTAGCGCTGGATTTTTTAGTTTTTTTGTAATCTTTTTGAACAACTCCTAAATTTTCTTGAAGATCACTAAAAAATTGCTCTCTATTTATTAAGTGTTCGCTTGTTTTATCAATAATATTTGGCGCAACACCTTCGCTAGGTATTTGTAGTAATACTTGGAATTGTTGGGGTTTTTTTGGTATGGGTTTTATTTTTAATTGTTCCAAAGTCTCATTTATCATTATTATATATAATTAAATAATATATAATAATAAGTATTTTTAATATTTTACTTAATGATTAATGTTATATATTTAAAGTTTTATGTTTATAAAAATATAATTATAATTAGCATGTTTATTCAACAGCCAACATCATTAGTCGCTGTGCAATGAGTTCAACAACCGGCACAGATACAGCATTACCTGCAAGTTTGTATAAATTTGCATCTGATAGTGGCGGTAATTTGTAAGAAGAAGGAAACCCTTGAAAATTGAAACATTCGCGAGGTGTTAATTTTCTTATGCCTTTATTATCTAATATTAATGGAACATTATGCCCACCTGTGCCCATATTTGCAGTTAATGTAGGGCACTCATTACTCTTATTTTCACGAACATATACTCGCCTATATTGATATACTGTGTTTTTTTTTACAACATTATTTTTAACCAAATCCCACGTTGCTGACCTAGATGTATAATAATATTTTGAAGGAACGTCTGCTTCTGTTTCTAATAAAGATACTATTTGAGCCTTTGGCACACTTGGAAAGTCTAATGTAAATTTAGAATGTAGGTCTTTAGATTTCATACAAACAATATATATTCGCTCACGATGTTGCGGGATGCCTGTAATTTCTGCTGTATCAAGAACCTTAAAGCATAAATAATAGCCACGCTGTGTTAAGTTGTTTTTAATTGTTTCAAACGTTTTTCCGTCATCGTGTGATACTAAATTTTTAACATTTTCTAGAATAACATAAGACGGCTTATGAAAATCTATGATGGATAAAATCTTCCAAAATACGTTTGCTCGTTCGTCTTGAAACCCTTCTTGTTTTCCAGCAATACTAAATGGCTGACAAGGAAAACCGCCTGTTAAAATAGTATGTGCAGGTAGTGTTTCTGGTTTTATATCATTTAAATTGCCTAGAGTTAGTTTATGTGTAAAGTTTAAATCATATATTTCTTTAGACCATAATGCGAGATCGTTTGAAAATACACACTCTACTTTGCCTGTTTTTTCAAAAGCATAACTAAATGCTCCTGTTCCAGCAAATAAGTCGATCATTTTAAATTTAGGCGAACTAATTGTAGAAGCCATTTTAATATTATTTTGGTTTTGTTCTTATATTATTATTTATTTAAAAGAAAAGAACATTTTTGTCAGTGTTGTTTCTACACAAAAAGCTTTATGAATTAATATTGAAGCCGCAATTAATACCACAAATATTACTAACAAATTACTTTTCAAATAGAGATTTATGACATATGCAAGTAACAGTGTTAATAGTGTATCAACAACTGCAATATTAAACAATCTTATTGAATGAACTCCTGTTCCCACTTTTCCAAATATGTCTCTATATTTACATAGTCCCATATTTTTTATAGTATATATTAGCATAATAAAAAAATATTTTATTTAGTTTATTTAGTTTATTTAGTTTATTAAGTTCATTTAGTTTATTTAGTTTATTTAGTTTATTTAGTTTATTTAATATTTTGTTATTATATAATAACAAAGTATGGCAACATTAGGGGCACTAAAAGAAGCGCCACCTGGTCTAGTTAATTCAATTTTAAAACAAAATTCTCAAGAATTAAAAGAGACAGTAATAAAATATATAGATACTAGTAAAGAATTTTATAAAGTAGTTAATGAACCACAAAACCCCTATTTTGTAGAAGTTGAAAACGCTAATGATAGTATGATGATAGAATGGAATAAACAAGGAACTATTCCAGTTACATTTAATAAATTAGAATTAGAACCCGGAAACAAATGGTTTATGTTTACTGTTGAAGATGTTGAAACAATACAAAAAAAACAGGGCAATATAGATGGTGTGCTGGCGTCGCCGAAGGAAGCTAAGGATGCAACATTAGATTGGACAACATTAAATGATACAATATTATATAAATTAAGAAACATTATGTATGACTTACACGGATCAATGAGTATAATTATACCCTCAAAAGATACATTCAACGATTTAAAAATATTTAAGGAGAAAATCACAAAAATGACGGAGAGTATGGATGACTACCCCGATAACATAAAGGCGTACTTGTGGTCGGTATTAATATGGGTAGTGGTAGCATTGGTGGTTGCAGCAAAGGACAACGAAGCTAATGCGACTAAACTTTTAAAGTACTGGGAACAATATCACGATAATGAAAGAAATACATTAAATAATGCACTGAGGAAGAGTAAGAATGGATGGAGACTTGAACCGGAAGAGCAAGCTATATATGATAGACATTACGGATATGCAGGAAAACCTATGGCGTCAGATCAAAATATTATAGATTTTCTAAGCAGGCTTAGAGGAGAGATTACGATGGCGAATCAACAAAAAACGGATTACGAAAGTCTATGGTCGGAAAAAAAAATACTACTCGGCTTAGAGGTAGAGAAGTGGAATAATGTAGATGATGTAGACAAAGTAAAAAAGGCGTTGAATAATGTAATGGATAAAATTGCAGCAATAAAAGAAAATTCCGAATTTAAACCAATCACCTTAAAATTCGGTATTGACGACTTAATATCAATCTTGAAGCCTAAAAACCCATCGACAGGTGGCAGCAGGCGAACAAATAAAAAACGTTCTACAAGACGTAAAAAAAAAAAAAGAGGAAAAAGAAGGCGTAGTTATAGAACCAAACGTTAAATATTTAGTTTATTTTGCGTTATTTTTCAATTAATCTAATAGCTTGGTCGCACGCAATTTGCTCAGCCTTTTTCTTAATTTTATGCTCTGCTTTTGTTAAAAACACTAATAATTTGTCTTGCTTTTCGAGTAGCTCGTGAATTGCTTTAAATGACCCTAATTGTTCATAATTGTGTGCATTAGCAATTTTGGCATTATGAATATTTTGTCCAAAACAAATATAGAGCCCCATTACATATAATTTATCATTGTCGTCGTCGTCGTCCATTTTAGGAGTTTTTAGTTCTACATAGTCTGGTGTAATTTTGAATTCTTTTTGAATAATTACCTGAAGCTTATTTTTATAGTTGTCATCATTATTGATTAAATTAGTCCAATCAACGTGCTTTTCGAATACATTTTCTACGAAAATTTGCGCCATTTGTAGTCCAGGACCGCAATTGAATACATTTGCAAACCACCCATATTCATCATTAATAGAAATGCGATTGAAGTCTAGGAAAATAGCACCAATAAATGCTTCAAATAAACACCCCAACTTTTTCAAATTGTTGCGAATATTTTTCTCTTCTGCGTGCCGAGAAATAACATAATATTTGTTTAGTCCCATTTCAAGGGCTACTTTTCCAATATGCTCATTTTTAACTAATGCGATCTTTTTTTCGGTCATAAATCCTTCATCAGCTTTAGGAAAACGCTTATATAAATAATATTTTGTAATAAGTTCTAAGACGCCGTCACCAATAAATTCCAGACGTTCGTTTGATTTTGTTTTAAGCGGTAAACAATTGTCTGGTTTATTTGCAATAATAACATTTGCCATCGAGTTTTCTAATTTAGGGCGTTTTGTATAAGATTTGTGAATAAATGCTCGCTTATATAATTCCATATTAAATGGTTTAGTAACAATTCCATATTTTGATAGCAATTCTTGAACATTAGCATTAGTAATTTCTTGATTACTAGTGTTAAAAGGATTGAAAAGGACTTCTTCATTATATTTCACAACATTAGTTTCATTATCACTATCTGAGCTACTATCTTCGCTATTGTTATCTTTTAGACAATTATTGCTATTTAAATTAAGACTGGTCATTTATAATTTATAAATTAATATAATAGCTTATATTTATTAAAGTATTTAAGACAATTTTTTATTTTATTTTATTTTATTATTTAATATTATTTTTAATTTCTTATAATTTAATTTATTATTATTATTTTTAATATTATTTAATATTATTTTTAAAAATAAAATAAAATCTATTATTATAAAAAGATGCCCGGTAAGAAAATTACTAAAAACTTAACAGGAAGCAACTTATACACAAACAACACTTGTCAGTTTGGCTCGATGGCTGGTCTCAATCCCACCGTTGGAGTAAGACCTAATGTTACAGGAATACACGGTTACAAATATTTACGCACTGCTGCCAACGGCGTAGATTGGAACACTGGTGCCTCATTAAATGCGGATGAGGTTGCCAATGGCTGTGGTTTTCTAAGAACTTGCATAGACGGAACTAACTGCCTTAAAATGATGGGCACAGCAGGATCAGGAACCTTCATTCGTCATGACCCCGTACGCAACAGAAATATGTTAGGTTAAATTCTAGGCGGAGCTTATAATATTATTTAAAAACAACTTAAAATAATATTATAAAACTATTTAATAGGTGTTAAGCAACAATGCAACTACTAATAGACTTACGAGAGCCCAAGCCACTAGTCCAAAATATTATTGCATTAAATGAGACGTGCAAAAATAAAGTTACTATTATTCAAAAGAATTTAGATATTGGCGATTATGTTTTTTACGATGAACTAACTGAGCAAACTTTGCTAATTATT